ACTATTCATAATCATTGGTTTAGTCTCATTAAACAAAATGGTAATGCATTCTTCCTTACCTCCTTTGCCATCGTGTACCATTTCTTTTTTGACATCTTTAATAGTCAAAACCATGTTTTTAAAAACTCCATTTGAGTCTAAATCCCAACTTCCTAAATAGTCTGGATTTTTCAGCTTCTTGAAATGAGTCTTAGTCATCAGTTCAATAGTTTTTCAATTTCCAAACTAACTTTCAAAAACTCATTCTTAAACTCAGTCTCTGAAATCTGAGTTACTCCAGCCGAAAAATAATTAGTGACATATTTTATAGATAATATCCTAATCTCAGGATATAGACCTAATCCCTCCATTGTCTCAATATCTGATCCTAATTTGTGCGATTCTACTGAGACGGCAGACTTATCTCCAACGGTCATAAAAACCATATTAGGATATTTATTTGACCTGAAATAATGAGGTATTTCAACCTCCTTTTCAACTTCTGTTGTGATCTTGATTTTCATTTTTCTGTTATTTTTTTGGTTGAACAATATTAAACTTTTTAAATTTAATAACCTAATATTTTTATTGAAATATGAGGTTATAAACGACTATCAATATGAAAGTAATTATGAAACCTACAAGCGAAACAAACGCTAAAATGTAATTCACCTTCTTTTCAGCTTGAACTTCAGCCCTTTTTTTAGCTTTCATACCATGAGATTAAGACGTGAATCATCCAGGACTTTCCGAATTTATCAATCTTCAATGCGTGAGGTAATGGATCACCTTTTTTGCATTTGTTCTGAATATGCCTAGGACTGCATCCCCATTTTTTAGCGTATTCGCTAGCAGTTATTTGGATAGTTTTCATATCCTTAATATTTACCTTGTGAACAAATCTCAATAAATCCAAACTCAAAAGCCTGCTCATTTAGCTGCTCATATATTTCACCTCTCTGGCTATCAATCTGCCAAAAAACCTCTTGAGTTAGTGATTCTATTTCTTCATCACTTAGCAAGTCATTTTCAACTGATATATCATAAATTGATACGTTTAACCTATCTCCATAATGATAACCAGAAACGGTTAGATCAAATTGAATTCCGTTGAATTCTGATTTAATGGTTTTCATAGCTTAGTAAATAAATAGTTTTTGACTTGTGAAATAGATGCCAAAGGCTAGGATTAATCCTGCTATGGATAATACTACTGTAAATGCGATGTTCTCTAATGTTTGCGTTTTCATTTTCTGTTTGGTTTAAGTGAAAGCCCCGAAGGGCTGTTTGATTTATAATCTAGATTGTTCTTTTGCTATTGATAGGCATTTTTCACAAACCATTTCCAAGTCATTAGAAAAAAAATTGAATTCCTGTGTAGAGTAAATTCGTACATGAGCGTTTCTTTTTGGTCTAGTTCCGCAAGCTGGTAAGTTTTTGTAGACCATTTTTCCTGATTTTTTTGTGATGTGGATTTTCATGTCTTTGTCTGTTTTTGTTTAATTGATAAATCAAAGTACGTCAAAACGAAGTTAACAACCTAGTATTTTTATTATTATTTTTAAATTATTTTTTTTAATTGCTTAACAAAGCCAAAATAGCTATATTTACTTATCTGGTCAGAGCGATAACAAGATCTTAAAAACCAAAAGCCTCACGGATTGAGCCTCTGACCTCATGAAGTGAGGCGGTTTTATTTATGGAAATTTGGATGGACGTTAAAGGATTTGAAGGCTTATACAAAGTCAGTAGCTTAGGAAGTGTTTTTATGGTAAAAAAGGCAAGAAATCAAACCTTGCTTAAAGTTAAAAACGGTTATATCCTTTGCGACTTATCAAAAAACGGAAACAAAAAAAGAATAAGCGTTCATAGGTTAGTTTCTCTTCATTTTATTGATAATCCAGAAAATAAGGAGCAAGTCAATCATAAGAATGGTATCAAAACAGATAACCGAGTTGAAAACCTAGAATGGATGACATCATCAGAAAATCAAAGACACTCAATAGAAACGGGGTTAAAAAAAATATTAAAAGGAGATCAATGCGATTCTAAGCTAAAGGAATTTCAGGCTAAAATCATTAAGTATGGGCTTAAAAACTTAACTCAAAAAAATATTTCCGATATTTATGGAATTAGCAGGGTTACTGTTTCAGATATAAGAAGGGGGAAATCTTGGAAACATATTTAATTATGGCATACAGTTTTGAAGAAATAGAAAAGGCATTTGATTCAATTTGTGGAAGGATCGAAAATGGGGAAAGGTTGAGAAAACTTTTATCTGAATTAAAGATTTCTCCTAAGACATTTTATAAGTGGGTTGATTCAGACGAGCAAAAAGGGAAACAATACGCGCGCGCATTGGAATTAAGGGCGGAACTTAAATTTGAAAGTATTGAAGATGATTACATGGAAAGCCCACAAAGAGATCCTGAAAGCGGTAGAATTGACTCAGCGTGGGTAACGCTTCAAAGATTGAAGATTGACGCCAAAAAATGGGAACTTGCTAAGATGATGCCTAAGAAGTATGGAGATAAAACAGAAAACACCCTAGTTTTTGAGCATCCAATATTTAACGGAATAGATTTAGATGTTTCAGAAGACAACAGCACAAACAAAGATAGTTAATCTAAAGAAAAGGGTTAGAATAGTTCAAGGTGGAACAAGTAGTTCTAAAACCTTTTCTATTATCCCTTTGCTTATCACATATGCAGTAGGACAGCCTAATTCAGAAATATCTATTGTATCAGAATCAATACCACACTTAAAAAGAGGGGCTGTTAAGGACTTCATTAACATTATGGTTATGACTGGTAACTATCGAGATTCCAGCTTTAACAAGTCTGATTTAAAGTATAAATTTAGTAACGGATCATTTATAGAGTTTTTCTCAGCAGATCAACCTGACAAGCTAAGAGGAGCAAGGCGAGACGTTTTATTTATAAATGAGTGTAATAATATTCCTTTTGAAGCATATAATCAGCTTGCAATCCGAACCAAAAAATTTATTTATCTGGATTACAATCCAACTTCTGAATTTTGGGTTCATACTGAACTGATAAATGATATGGACTCTGATTTTATCGTTTTAACCTACAAAGATAATGAGGCTTTAGCACCTGCAATAGTTAGGGAGATTGAAAAGGCTAAAGAAAAAGCTAAACATTCGGCTTATTGGGATAATTGGTGGAAGGTTTACGGATTGGGTCAAGTAGGAAGTCTTGAAGGTGTTATATTCCAGGAGTTTGCTCAAATTGATATAGTGCCTTTGGATGCTAAATTGATAGGCTATGGAATGGATTTTGGTTTTACCAATGATCCAACAACGTTAATTGCTGTTTATAGATTTAATGAATCTTTAATAGTTGATGAATTGATTTACCAAACTGGAATGTTAAATTCCGATATAATCAAAAGGCTACAAGATTTGGGAGTAGGCAATAATGATAAAATCTATGCAGATTCAGCCGAACCAAAAAGCATTGAAGAAATATACCGATCAGGATTTAATATCAAACCTGTTTTAAAGGGTGCTGATTCGATTAAATTTGGATTGCAGATTTTACAGGATTACAAGTTAATCGTAACTAAAGATAGTACAAATCTTATTAAGGAATTAAGATCGTACACATGGGATAGGGATAAGACAGGCAAAGCCTTAAATAAACCTATTGACAATTTTAATCATTGTATTGATGCAATGAGATATTTAGCAATGATGGAATTAAAGCAAAAAACTTCTTTTGAATTCTCAATATAAATATTAGCTTTATTGCATTGGGTTTTGTAGGTTTGATAAACTTAAACTAAACAGCGAATGAAACTAATCCCTGCATCAATCATGATCATATCGATTATGTATATGATCTTTTCCTTTATCGCTTGGTCATTCATTGACTGGAGCGCACCAATTAGAGGGGCTTTCATTTTCAGTATCCTATCCTGTATAGTCTGGATTGAAGGCGTAATTAATCCAAGGAAGTAATTAAGTTGTAAAATTACCCAATTAAGCCCTAGATATAGGGCTTTTTTTATATTCCTATTTTTTGCCGTAATTTACGCAAAAGAAAACGCAATATGCTAAATGCTATTAAGGCCCTTCTAGCACCTCAATCAATACGTACAACCGTAAGCGATGTCAATCTATTAGATCGAATAATTTACGGCTATACAACCAATAACAGCTTAATCACTTGGTACGACTCTAATAACAGAACCTACATTGAGCAAGGCTATCAAGGCAATGCAATGGTCTATTCTATCGTTAAAAAGATAGCGGACAAATCAGCGACCGTTCCAATTCTTAGCTACCTTGAGGATGGAAAGACAATAAAGTCTTATAAGGCCTTTAAATACAACGCAAACGCTAATATAAAGGCTCAGGAACGGATCTTTAAAAAGCAATTAATAGAGCTTAATCCATTAGATGACTTTCACAAACTCATTAAAAAGCCCAATCCAAGACAATCATCAAAGGAATTCATTTCAGACCTTTCTACTTGGTACAACACTTTGGGAGAGGCCTTTATTTACGGCTTTAGACCCGAAACAGGAAAGAACGCAGGTAAATTAGTTGAGTTATGGGTAATGCCCGCTAACTATGTTGAAATTGTAAGCGGGGGGGCGTTTATGCCTGTTAAGAGCTATAAACTAGCAATAGGAGATCAATCAATTCAAATACCAGCTTCGGATGTTTTACACATCAAAAACACCAATCTAACTTGGGATACTTCAGGGAATCAATTAAGAGGTCAAAGCCCATTATTGGCGGGTAAGAACATTCTACAAAAGAATAATGAATCAGTCGCGGCTGGATTAAAAGCCATGCAGAATGAAGGGGCTAAAGGTATTGTTTCCCCTAATTTCCCTAATGCGGACCAATGGCCAACACCGGAAGCGCGCGCGCAAATAGATCAACGTATCCAAGAAAGGGTGGATGGATCCGCAAACAGGAATAGGATAGTGGCAAGCTCTATTCCCTTGCGATATGATGCAATCGGGTTAAGCCCTGTATCATTAGATATTATCAATTCGATGAATTATGACGACGAAAAGCTTTGCGGACTTTGGGGAGTTAATCCAGTTATCTTCAAGCCAAATGCCACTAATGCCAATTTATTAGGGGCTCAGAAAGCTTTGGTTACGGATGTAGTTTTACCTCAATTGCAACTCTTTGAGGAAAAAATAAACGAATTCTTACAGTCTAACGGTTGGGAAGGTCGAGTATTAGACTTTGATACTACGCAATTTGCCGAGCTTCAGCCTGACATGGAACTGCTATTTAAAACCTATGGAGAAAATAAAGCCTATACTCCGAATGAATTAAGGATCATGACTGGATTCGATGCAAGCGAGGACCCTGCTATGGATGTACATTGGATAAGCTCAAGCCTTATATCAAGTACCGAGGCTATGAGCATGGGTACTGGAGATTTTACCGACTTTACAGGGTAGGGAATGCCTAAACTAAATCTATCGAAACTAAGAAGGCAAAACAGATCTGACATGAATGCCTATGTTAGATTTGGAACTAACCTATTTTTAGAGGCATTGAAAGCTCAAGCGGTTGAAAATCCTGATCCTCAGATAATGGTTAAGGCTTATCAAAAGTTCTATGAGCGTGTTTTTTTAGATGCAGCCATTAAAGAGTATGATCGAATTAGATCATTTGAGCCTGCGCAAAAAAGTTTTGTCCCTTCGGGGTTCTTCCTATCTACTTGGAAAGTATGGATAAAGCTTTGGGTAATTGATAATCTAGGAGGTATGATTACTAAGGTCAATGATAATACATTGGCACAAATAAGAAACGTATTAGGAGAAGCTATTGAACAGGGTATGAATCCTGGTCAGACTCAAAAGCTATTGATTGACTTGATAGGCTCTAAAAAGAGGGCTTTAGCTATCGCCATAACCGAAAGCACAAGGGCAAACAATGTAGGGAAAGAAAAGTCTGCGAATGATTGGGAACGAGATTCTGGAACTACTTTATACAAGATATGGATGCATTCAGGGGCTAGAGAGCCTAGGATTGAACATATTGCAATCCAAAATAAGCCAATTAAAAAAAGTAGCTTATTCGCTTTGGGGGGTGGGATGGATAAGCCTGGAGATTTAAACGGAGGAGCTTCTCAAACTATAAATTGTAGGTGCGCTGTGGTGTACATTTCGGAAAGGTACGCTAGGGCTAATTATCCTGAGGCTTTTTAGCTATTTTGATTTTATTTTTTAAATTTTGTATATTTGCCTAAACGAATAAGCAAATGTTTAATAAAGGTTTTGATCTTGGATTTAAGGATATTGATCTAAAGCAAGGAATTGTTAAAGGTCAATTTGCGAAACATAATGTAAAGGATCTTGATGGAGACATTGGAGAGTACGGAATGTTTAGTAAGTCAATTTCTGAACGTGGACCGCAAGGAAAGAGGCTAATCAAATTCCTAATCGATCACGATAAGACCAAGGTGGCTGCTGTAATTACAGATTTATACGAGGAAAACGATGGCGGATTTTACGAAGCCAAAGTAGGATCTCATAATCTAGGTGTAGACTTCTTGAAAATGGTTGAGTCTGGAATCTTTAACCAGCACTCTTACGGATACCGAATTATAAAAGAGCAGTTTGACCCCGCATTAAAAGCCAACAAGCTAAAAGAGGTAGGACTTTATGAGATTTCAGCAATTCAGTTCCTAGGGGCTAATCCTGAAACTACTTACATAGAGGCAAAGAACCTGAAGGATGCAATGAGTTATATCTCAATCCTAGAAAAGTTCATCAAAACCTCAGACGCAACAGACGAAACTTTACAACAATTAGAAACACAATTAAAATCACTTCTTAAGACTTTGAAGCCGGATATTACCACTTCCATTGAAAAAGAAGCCGATAAGAATAAACTAACTCTTAACGACTTAAAAAAATCACTAGAATCATGGAAGAATTAACATTACAGGCCGTTGACGGTCTAATCAAAAAAGCTGCTGAAGCATTCAACACGAAAGCTGAAAACGCAGAAAGCCTTGCTAAAGAAGCTGAGGTAAAAGCTGAAGAAATGCTCAAGAAAATGGATGGGATGCTATCCAAAGAAGATGCAGGAAAGCTAGAAAAGCAGTTGCAGGATTTGGATTTATTGATCCAAAAGAAAAACGCTGATACAGTTGTAAAAACTGAATCATTCAGAGAATCATTTATGAAGGCTTATGAGCCAATTCAAAAAGAGATTCTTAAACTGAAGTCTGGAAACGAAAGATTGAGAGCCCCTTTGGTATTTGAAATTGAGCAAAAAGCGGTAGGAACTATCTCTTTGGCTTCGACTATTGGAAACGTAGCATCAAGCGGTCAGGTAACAATCTCTGAATTTACAGGCATTGTTTCACCAATCAGACAAAGACTATTAACGTATCTTTCCAACGTTTCAGTTGGTCAAATAGTAGGTCAGTACGCTGTATGGGTTGAGGAGTATGATGAAGAAGGCGAACCAATATTCATTGGTGAAGGAGTTTCTAAAACTCAGATTGATGTTCAATATAAAGAGCAAAGAGCCAAGGTTGAGAAGATCGGAGTTCACATGAAAGTAACAATGGAAATGTTGGAAGATGCTTCCTCCCTATTCAGCTACATTCAGAGCAACGGTGTTAAAAGAGTTGAAACTGCTATTGAAAGCCAACTATTCAACGGTAGTGGAACTTCGCCACAATTGGTAGGTCTTTCTTCTAAGTCTACTGCTTTCACGGGTGGAACTACTATGCCTTTGACAGTTGATAACGCTACTAATTGGGATGTTATTAATGCAATCATTGCACAAGCTAAAGAGGCTAACGGCATTGTAACTGGTATCTTTGTTGATAACGGTAAGTTACATTCTATGCTAAGTGCTAAAGGTACTGACGCTCATTATGTGCTTCCTGCTGGAGTTACTTTCGATGGCCAAGGCGGTGTTAGAGCTTGGGGCGTTCCATTGATCGGAACTAATGCACTTGCTGCTGCTTCTCTTGACTTTATCGGAGGAGATCTTTCTGTAATCAATGTTCAATTGAGATCAGGTATTCAAGTAGCTATTGGCGAGTCAGGAACTGACTTCATTGATAACTTGCAAACGGTTAGAATCGAGCAGAGACTAGTTCAGTTCGTATCTGCTAATAATGTGCCTGTTTTGATTAAAGGAACATTTACAGCTGCTAAAGCTATCTTGGAGACTGTATAATATTTCTGTTTAGTTTGATTGAAAGCCCTCGGATTATGTTCGGGGGTTTTTTTATTGTTTAATTTGATTTAATAGTTTAAATTTAGGGGACTAAACAATAGGAGGGTTAAACAATGATTAGCTACACCATTAAAAAAGAAACGCCTTGCGATGTTTTCGTAACCTACGAAGGTGTTTACATGCCAAATGACGGAGGTAAGGCAAAGACTTTTAAAATCAGCTTAGAGCCTGGATTAGAAGCCGTTATGGTTGATATTTACCTGACTCAATTATTGAATAGGCTAGATAAATAGTATGGACAAGTTAAATCAATCTTCCAATCCTGAAAGGCTTTCTTTGCCTTTACAGAGCGAGATTGATGAGCAGATAGCGGAGTATTCAATCATCAAGCCATATAACGGCAATAAATTCTATGACGAGATAGCCTTAAATCATTACAAAGCCGGTATTGATTGGCTCTTATCTAAGATCAAAGGCGGTAATTAACATTCAATAAAAAAATCGTAAATTGCAAATAAAAAAGGAAATGCCACTAAGAATAAAAAAGGTACTACCATTAACAGTAACAGAGCCCATTTCTTTAGCCGAGGCTAAATCTTGGCTTCAGGTAGATTTCAGCGATTTTGATGTGCTGATTGAACAGACTTTAATTCCTTCGGCTAGGATCCAATCGGAAAAGCAAAGCGGTCAATCTTACTTTGAAGTAACCGTAGAAATAACCGGAAGTTTATCAATTGAAAGGATTTACCCTATTGGACCTTGGATTGAGGATGTTACAACGGATGAAAATGAGGTAGTAAATTACTCATACTTAGCGGGATTCAATACGGACAACCCTTTACCTACCGATTTAAAAGTAGCTATGCTAAAAAGAATAGCTACTGAATTTGCGTTTAGGCAAAATCAATTAACGGAGCAGGTTTATGAGAATCAAATTAGTGCTTCTATTGTGATCGAGAATAGGTATCGAAATGACTTAATGATATGATAAATTTCGGGCGGTATGACAGGAAATGTAGCTTCATTAATTTCGGATCTGATCCGGATGGATTTGGCGGTTTTATACCTACCGAAAATTTAGTTTTGTCTACGTTTTGCCGATCAATCCAAATTCGAGGAGGCTCTAACATTGAGTCTTTACAGCTTGAATTTCCCAATACTTATAAGATAGGTGTCCAAGTTAGATATGGCTTTACTCCGTCGGTGGAAATGCAAATACAATACAATGGATTTAATCACAAAATTACAGGTGTTTTTCTGAGCAGCGAAAGGCAATATAAGGAATGGGAAATTACAATGATTTCCAATTCTACAATAGATTCAATTCAAATCTTTGAAAATAATTTAGACTCAATCCTAGACTTTAGCTTATAATGGCAAAAATAACATTTACCGACAAAGTATCCTTAGTAACCAATCCAGCGGCTATCATTAATAAGGTCGTGGCAGGCGATTTAAACGAGATCAAAGCCTCGGTAAATGCCCTGTATGACTTTGTACCCGCTGAAGTTGCTGAATACGTTGTAGTCGGCTCAATAGATGATCTTCCAGCACCAGTTGGAGGCGTGATAACATTACTTGCCAATGCAGCCTACTTCTTTGTTACAACAATTGATTTGGTAGGAAGTAGATTGGTTGGTAGTGCTAATACTACATTACTTGGCACGTCATCAGAGACCTCTATAATTACATCCACAGGTCTAGGCGTTGGCGTTCCATTGTTTACTACCTCCTTTACTACTCCAATTAGACATATCTCCTTTAAAGATGTCGATACAGCATTGGCGATAACTGCTAGGGATAACTTAGGGGAATTTAACTGGACAGGCGTTAACTTTGTGAATATTCCTAATGTCGGAATCTTAAACGGTGGAAGTAATCTAATCTTTACAAAGGGCGCAATAGTCAATTCTTTAGGGCTAGTTTTTACAGGCACATGGGCATCAATTGTACTTGATTCATCATTTTTTTTAGGAACTGGCTCTGCTGGGAATGTAATATCAATAGATTCAAATGCAGTAATTACTAGAAGATTTAGAACTATCTACTCTTCTTTGGTGGCTTTTGGGTCATCCGTTGCCATCAATGTTTCGGCACTTGCAAGCATTCCTATTGAGTCATTCATCCTAGATACAGTAAACTTCTCAGGCGGTGGAACATACTTAGGGGGCTTGATAAGTGATAGTGTTTATTCTTTATTTGTCAATTGTATTGGGGTCAGAAACACCTACACAATGAGTAATTATGTTATGAATGGAAATGCAATTCTAACAGACATTGTATCAACTGGGGTTCCTGTTAAAGTTGCGGGCGTTACTACAAGCAATGCACTAAGTCAGAAGTTTACTAACACTTCAAACAGGGCTACTTATAACGGAGGTTTCCCTAGAATCTTTGATGTCACAGCGATAGCCTCGGTAACATCAGCAAGCTCTAACGATCAAATCGGATTTTACTTAGCCAAAAACGGAGTAGCGCTACTTGACACGGTTATGGTCTTGACAACTAATACAAGTAACAGGGCTGAGAATACCGTTATCCAGACTATTGTAGAACTAAGCAATGGAGACTATATTGAAATCTTTATTGCAAATGCCACAGATACTTCAGATGTCACAGTAACGCACTTAAATGTACTTACAAAATCAATCTAAAAAATGAGCGTTCGAGTAGTGGGATTAGAGCAGGCTATTAGGGAAATACAAAGGCAAGGTGAACGGGCTATTGAGACAACTAAGGACTTTCTTGAAAAGAGCGCTACGGCTATCGAGATAAAGGCTATTCAGCGCGCTCCTAGTGAAGTGGTAGGAATATCTTTGAATATAAAAACTAAGATAGATAAACTACCAGAAAACAACGGACTTAAATGGTTAGTAGGGATACAATCAGCACAGGACATTGATGGATATGTAGAATTCGGGACTGGTTTAGACTTCTTACAGCTAGTCAATTCTGACCCTAGATATACGCCTGAAATAAAGGCAATAGCAAAGCTTTATTTCTATAAGAATGGAAAAGGAACTCTTAAAGGGACTCCTTATTTATTCCCTTCATACTTTGAGGTAACGGCAAACTTTGTTGAGAAATTAAAAAATGAAATCGCTAGAGGATTAATATAATGCAAGAAATATCACATTTGCTGAGGCAAGCAGTTTTAAATAAAATAGCTCCTTTGGTAGTTGCCGGAATAACTATCCCTATCAATGATTCCTTTCTAAATCCACATACAAAGCCCGCAATCATTGCGGGCGGTAAGGCTTACGTTTTGATAGGGCCCCAAAATGAGGCTGAAACTACAAATAATAGATGCGCTTCCAGGCAGGCCGTATCTTTACAGATTGACATAGTTACAAAGTTTCCAATGGGTTCAGGAGGTAAAATTACAAGCGAATTAATTTCGAATCAGATCCAGTCTGCGATGATCTTGCCTTTTACAATTTCAGGCTTTCAGGTATTGAGCATTACTAAAGAGTTTAGTAATTCTTTAATAGAGCAGGGAGTTTCTGAGGTAGCTTATAGAAAATTAATCAATTATAGATTTGATATTTTTCAAGTATAGACAAAATCTATTGAATTTTCATTTTGATTTTCAATAAGAAATATATACGCAATTGCGTATATATCGGAGTTACCAGCAATGCCAGTGCATCCTCCGTTAGAACATTCGTAGTTGTGATTTAAAGTCATTAAAACGCTTTTCTTGTTTATCGTAATATTCAGCATTTATCTCAAATCCCACAAAGTTGAACCCGCCTTCATACGCTGCAACTCTACTGCTACCGCTTCCCAAATGTGTATCTAAAATCAAATTTCCCTGCTCTGCATAATTTTGTAATATCCATCTATATAAATCAATGGGCTTTTGTGTCGGGTGTATTTTATCGGTATGGTTATGTTTATGAATTGAATACCGATAAATCTTTGCGGGTTTTTTCAGACCCATTGAAACCCAAGCGTATTCGGCAGTAGCAAAATTATCAACTGTTTGTGCCTTATCCCATACTAAAAAGTATTCGCTTGGTGGCATTACAAAATTATTTGCCCCAAACACAATTTGATTTTTAGATACACGAAACAACTCGTTCCAATATTCATCAGTCGGCTTTATATCCCAAGTCAATCCTTCCTCCTGCATTAACTTACTGCTTTTAAAACGAGTTGTTCCGCTTGGCTTTTCAAATCTCTTTATCCCATAAGGCGGGTCAACTATCGCCAAGTCAAAATGCTTATCGTTAAAGCGTTTTAATGCCGTTACACAATCTTCCAAATGAACGTCCGACAAAGGCACTGCTGGTAACACGTGCTTTGCAAAAGCGGGGGTTTCCGTTTTCAAAGGAACATTCTCGTTAAAAATATTATTCATCTTTCTAATTAATTTTAGTGGTTAAAAGCCCCGCCTTCGCAAAGCACTAAACGTTATA